ACATAGACAAATCTTAATTAAATATATATCATTATTAGATCGGCATATCGTCGATGAGGGAGAGAGAGGGGATCGGGTGGGACTGATCCCCGTTTTTTATTTTATCCAAGGGAATCTATCTATGAAATCCCTGGTTTTCTTCCTAAGCTTACCGATCAGTCTTTTTTTTTAATCTCGTCTACCAGTATGGTCAGGTCGACGCCTCCCATATCTATTTTGTTGGCTGAACACTGATAATGATGGATCAGTCCCCTATAATCATTGAATACCGGGCTGTAGACGGTCGTTATTTCGTTTCCATCATCATCTGTGGGGGTTTGTATGGGTATATCGTAATAGCTCGATATTGCGACCCATAGAGCCTTAAGGGCTTCTAGTTGTTGAGGATAGAATCCAAGGTGATCCCTCATGGGTTTACCGTGTACCGTTGCACCCTTTATCACTGGTCGGGCTCCAAATCCTTTTTTGATGTAATGATCCTGGTATTTTGTATAGTAAGCATTAGATAACTCACAGCCTATAGAGTATGAATTAGAGTTCCCGGCGTGAAAATGTACGTGGCTCATATTGCCGGTGATATAGATTGTTCCATCGTTATCTATGTAGCTGTGGCAACTCAAAAATCTACGGCTTAATGTGCTATGGCAACTGGCAGATGATAGCGCTGCATCCCAGTGGTTTATGAATATTCTGGGCTGTCTATCGTTGTAATTGGCTCTGTAGTTCTTGGCCTTCATTCCCCCCGGCTCATACCACATAACAACCTTATCCCATTTAATTGGAACCGCAGTAGATCCACAAAATATATATTTTCCTGGGTTCTCCTCTCTGATTAGCTTGGCGGTTGCTGGACCACAAAGCCCATCGACTGTGAGCCCTTTCTTTTTTTGAAATTGTTTTATTTTTTCCGTGAGTTCATCCCCGAAACCTTCGCAACCGAAGAAAGAGGGTGACCACCCGTTATCGTATGATGACTTTAGATTGTAACTTGCCATTTTATCCACCTTTGAGTAATATAATGATAGGAATCTTATGTTTACATATATTTATAATAGGTGGAAAAGTATTATGCGTTGGGTAACAATTATCAAGATCCTGGTGAAACAGGCTAAACTAATATCTAAAGACCTGAAAAAAGAGGCCAGCTTGGCAGATGAGGACAGCCCCGGCGTTCTTACAAAGTCGGAGATAGCCCAGGTGATCACCGATCATCTACTTGATTCCATTCCAGAACTGACAATGTTATTTATCAAAAAGAAGAAGTAATGAGCGAGAAGCCTCTACCAGAATCGTATATCTCTAAAATGACTGGACCAGTATCAGCCCTGGTTCTCTGTATTTTCGGAATCAATTATCTGGCTCAATGGATAGATAAAATGTCCGAGAGACATTTTGAAAGTATCGATAAGATGGTGGAAGAGGATAAGGTAGAAAGGAAGGAGAACCTTGAGATCCAACGGGAACAGACCGAGAACGTAAAAGACCTATCAGAAAACCTCAAAGAGCTATCTCTGCAGATGGAGAAGCTCAAAGAGTGCTGTGAAAAATAGGTTTTACTTATTTCCACAGTCCCAATGTGGATGATCATCGTTTTCAGGTTCGTTGTCAAATATTTTAGGACGAGTACCCCACTCTAAAAATAAAATGGCATCTATTATCGGCTTTCTAAGTTTCAGCGGTGTTTTAAGTAAAAGATCATATAATTTATCTAATATTTCTTTTTGATGTCTACGTTTCATTATTGTTTTCCGTTGTTTTGTTTATTACCCTTTCCGTGTGCATAGCTGAGGCTTGTTTTCGCATTTCTCTATTGAATTTAATTGGCTTCTTTTTTTTCACTGCAATAGTTTTAAATTCAATTATTTCTATATCTATAATGTCACCGATTGATGCGATATAATCCAATGTTTCCAAGCTGTAGGTTCGTGCTTCTTTTAGGTGTGATTCATAGGTTATAATTACGATTTTTTTCATTGTTGTTTTCCTGTTGTTAGTGCCCCTTTCGGGGCGGTTGTTGTTAAGATTTTAGTAGTTTTTTCCATTCGTTACATTCTGTGATTTTTTCTTTATATAAATGATTCATGTGATCGCAGGCTGCTAAAATTTCATCTCGTTTATAACTGTATTCAAGCCAACCTATTACGCGATTTTTTCTTTTAGCTCTAAGTTCGCCGAGTACGTTACCATACATGTGATCTAATGCAATTTCCAAAGCATCCATAGCCATTTCTAAAATTGCAATGTTATTTTTGATTGCTTTATCTTTGCAATATTTTAAAACTATTTTTTCTACTTGTTTTTTGTCAGTATATTTTGTTTTAGTTGTAAATACGGTCATTGTTGTTTTCCTTGGTTGTTGTTGTTGGTTGCTCACATTAATAAACTATAGGATATTATCTTATGTCGCAACAAAAAAATAAATATAATTACAATTTTATAGATGACGGTTCAATCTGTAGAGAAAACAAATTAGGTATCTAAGCGCGTCAAGCCCGTGATCATCGGCCTTTTTCACCTGGTCTTTTCCCCTGCCATTCTTAGCCCAGGAATATAGTCGGAACTCTTTTATAAGGTTTTTACAGTGATCGAATACCATTAAATGAGGCTTTCCATCCGCATCCGGGGCAAGCTTACCTTTCAGCATGTTTATCGAGTTAATGACCCCTATGTGCTTCGGGGCGGGCTTGTTAGGTATGTTACAATGACGTGCCAGCAATAGCCTTCCATCCTTGGATTCCGGATCACAAACGGTAAAATCAATGGGCTCGTAATCCTTAAAACGTCTGACTACCTCGTGCCCGTTGTGTATAGTCGTCTTCTCGGTCTGAAAGTATTCGTCGACTACATACAGAATATCGTCGTTAGGATCGCGAACCACACAAAGCGCGGCGAAGGGATTAACTACCCCGAAGTCAATAGTCCGGTATCTTGGCCAGTGTTCGGGGATCTTGAATGGTTTAACTACATGCGTCCGACGGTCGAACTCTGGATATACGAGTCCGGTTTGGTTGGTAAAGTCTCCGTATAGCCTTGAGGCCTGCGCCTCCTCTGACAGGTGGTTTACGGCTTTACGCATCTTAACAGATGAGACCCATGGATTATCCAGCCCGCTTATTTTGTGATACCGGAAACTATCATTAGGCGTAACATTTAGAATAAACAGATCATTTGGCCAGGTCAGCCCCAGTAATGGAGTCATAGAAAGCAGTATATGCCCCTTTGTGTCGATGATCCTAAGTAGGCATTCCTCAAATATATCAAGCGGATGTTCCTCATCAAGCCAACACAGCTTTGCCGCGATCCCCTGGTATTTCTTACGCCCGGAATCCGCTGACATGCTTATGATCTCACCTCCGCCGGGTAGGTATGCCTTTGCCTTGTTTTGTGCCCTCCAGCTTGATAGCTTCGTACCGGCTGGAAGGAACTTGGAAAGTTTAGGCCTTACATAGCCAAGAGCGTCTCCATAACTAAGAGCAGAGGCGATCACGGTGGAAGGCTCCGGCTGTATTAGGTCAAGGGGTAGATCGTTGTTTTTAAGCCATTCTCTAACCCACCATTGATCACTTCCAGCGGCTACCGCCACCGTATACATTGCAGACAGTTCCGTTTTTCCTGCACGGTTACCACCGAAAATAGCGGTTGATTCCTCACCGAGATCAAGAAATGGGTCTTGTTGACTGGTTCTTTGTTCGGTGATGTCGCATTTGTCGCACCTCCAGATCTTCCCGTTGATCCTCTTCATGGGCTGTCCGCATCCAATAGCCCTTTCCGATTTGTTACCTTTACCGTCCCACCTATGGCAATGTGGAACCCAGAGCCGAGCCAATGCAAGGGGATAATTTTTTTGGATCTCCGTTAAACGATTCCGTAATTTCAATTGTTCTTTGATCATGAATATATATTTTTATGGTAATTCTGTGCTTTCCTCGATCATGCGGGCGGCGTTCTGGTATGCAAAATTGAGAAGCTCCTGGATCTCTTTCAGCCTTTCAGGGGTTTTTTTATCGATCTTCTTTTTTCGTCCGTTAAAATCGTCCCAGTATTCTATCTTTTTATCTGCAATCCTGAGGAGAAACCCGGCGTGTTTATCATTTTGTAGTCGAATGTATATGGTATATTGTTGTCTCATTCTTCCTCGATGTCGATTATCGGACCCTGAAGCTTGATCAATTCCTCCGTTTTCCGTAGCTGTTCGATCAGTTCCTTTGTATCGACGTTCTCTATCGCTATGTTTACGGCTACCTCTGGACGATCCTTGGCTATCATCCCAAATATTCTTTCCAGCTTCCACGCCGAGGCCTTCCAGTCTCCGTTCTCGGCGGCTCGATCAATGTTAGCCAGGTGTTTCAACATGCAATGAGCGCGGGCTTTCTGTACGGCGTCAAAGAATAGTCGATAGTGGTGGTTCGTGTCCTCCTCTTCCCTTCCATTGGATAGCCAGGCGTAGAGGGTTCCAACATGTATTCCACCAAAGGCGGCGGCCTGCTCATAGCTGCAGCCCTGTGCAACGGCCTTGCATATTCGATCCTGTATCGATGGATCGTCAAGTAATAGAGGTCTTCTTCCTTCTTTTTTTTTAGTCATATAAACACCTTTTTGGTTATAATCCTATGGGCTCCGCCGGGTAGATTAGAGCCCAGACAATCCACCTATCTATTCGGCACTTTCTTTCTTTTGCTGGCAAATGAGTCCACCTTCCTTTCTTACGAGGAGCCGTATGATCTGGCCTACCTGGACGCCTTCCTTTTTGCTTTTTTTCTTGAGCCATTTGAGTTCTTCAGGCTTCAGGTTCAGACTGAACTTTGTGAACTTATGCCCCTTGTTAACGGTTCTACCCCAACATTTCTCATGGAGCGGATTTTCGATCTCGGCTCCGCAGCTTGTGCATTTATCGTCAAAGTTCCAAATGTCCTTTGGTTGACCTATATGACAGGCCGGGCACTCGACTATAACGCGGTTGTTCGGCATTATTTGTCCTTTTCCGCATGACTGGCATATTGCATCCTCAATACTTGTATAATCTCCGGTATTCATCCGTCCGCAATGTCTACAGAAAAGTATCATGATTCCCCCCTGATCGCCTTCTTAAGTAGTTTCTCTATTGTTACGTTTATGGTTTTATGTTTCATTTTTTTGCTTATGATCTCAAGCTGCGCCCTTTCCTCGTGGCTCAGAGTTATCAGAGCATTAATGTAGTTTTTACCCCCGTATACTTTTTTCTCGTAGTTCTCCATCATTTGATCAGTCCCCTTATGTCTCGTAGCGTATAGATTTTTTCTGTATCGAATTGTATTTTCACATACTCGCTTTCCTCTACTGGCTCGGCTGTCTCTTTTTGTTTTGTTATAGCTTCTTTTTTCAGTGGCTTTTTTGTGTAATTTTTATCAACCACGACTTTTCCGGTGATGTATTCAGCAAAAAAATACGTGATTAAATCGAGCACGATCTGACCTCTTTGAGTGGCATCCTCAATTATGCTATAGCACCAAAAAATAAACTTTCTTATTTCGGGATCGTTATCGGTTATTTCTTGGATTCTTAGCCTCAGTAGTTCCTCGTAGTAGTTCATTTTAACGGAATCAGAAGCATAATATAGATGCCATAACAAAGCATGATTAGACTTACCCCCGACCGCTACAGGATCAAAACCTTCTTTCAAAGTGGCAAGGTATCCAGCGAACTTTTTCACATCAGCCTGCGTTATGGTGCATTCATAGGTCATGCACTGCTCAAGATAGATTTCTATTTTGTCCTCGTATGGTGTTTTCTGTACTTTCTCCGGCTGTCCTGGTACAATGTCCTCCTTGAGGCTTTCAGGCTTGATTCTTGGCTCCGTCCGTATCAGCCAATTCTGGAAGCTTTTAGACCAGTCAAGCCCCCTCCATACCGATCCAGGACGTTTAGTAAGTAATCCGGTAAGGTGCTTCTTTATGTGGATCATTTCTTCGATTAGGTTGTGTCCCTTTGGGTTTTCAAAGTTCCGAAAAATGTTTATCGGATGATCCTCTACCTTGCCCGGAACAAATGCCCATCGAAATTGATTGAAAAGGTTAACGAAAGTAGCCTCTGTTTCAGTCAGGCTTTCTCTTTGTGCATCAGTAAGATTTATTTTGTACAGTAGTTTCATGTTGTTTCCTGTTGGTAGTGTCGTTGTTGTTGGTTGTTCTTAATTTTACTAGTAAAGTTTTTATTTAATTAAATATATATATATATATATATCTTAAATATAATTACTTACTAGTTAATAGAGATACTCTAAAGTACTAACATAAAATAATACCATAATGCAAATTAATTGACATTTTTTACAAATTAATTTATTATATTGATGAATCCTGTTGTGATTCTTGTTGTTTTAAAGTTGTTGTGGAGGGGGGAGTTGTTGCCCCCCTCTTTTATTAGGGGTGAAAAAAATGTCTCAACAATATACGGCATGCGTAAGCGGTGGTTTAACGTCGGTAGGAACTACATACAGCACATCAAAAAGAGCGTCAGTAAGCGTATCTTTCAGCCTTCGTAGCTACTTTCTCTCGAAGCTGCAGAGTATACAGATCGACATTAGCAACCGATCCGGCGGTAGTACTCCGACATCAGTTTCCGTACAGATCTCAAGTGATGAAAACGGCGACGAGATCATCCTACCTGACACCTCCGCAACGATAGCCGCAGGGGTTACAACCGCTTTAAGTGGTGGCGCGGTGATCGCCGTCGATACCGTCCTCTATTCAGCTTCGGAAACGCTATATATCTTTGTTAAAGGCAATTCCGGTACCATGGATGTAGATAGCATAACCCTGAACATTGAGAACAATTAAAAATGCCCATATCTAATTTTAGAAATTCCATTGTAGATGCTACACAAATTGAAGACGGCATTATTGGTCCGGATAAACTTGATCTCAGCCAGGTTTTTGCTTTTACTGCCTTGCCCTCAGTCAATTCGAATCCGGCCTCAGCAAATGATCTATGCCGCAAGAGCTATGTGGACGCCAGTGGCGGGGGTGGTGGTAGCACAGATCCAGCTGGATCGAATACACAAATCCAATTTAATAATTCCGGATCTTTTGGTGCCTCTGCTGATCTGGTTTTTGCCAATTCACAATTGTCAGTTCCCAGCGTATCGGTCTCAGAGGTTCATTTCGACGACATCACGGGGATCGCAAACGACACCGGATCGGGTGAAGTTATAAAGTTTGGAACTGGATCTTTGACGGCTGGAAAGCTTTACTATCTCGATACAGATTCCGCGTGGAAGGAAACCGACGCCGACAGCCTCACCGCTGGATCAACGCAGCTACTCGGTATTGCCCTGGGTAGCTCCCCAACAACGAACGGGCTCCTAAAAAAGGGCTATTTTGATGTTCATAGCTATTTCGAGGGCACTTTCTCAGCCGGTAAACCGGTGTATCTATCCCAGACAGCCGGAAAAATAACCGTAGACAAACCAACCGGTGAGGGAAAAGTGACGAGGCTTGTTGGGTATTGCACTACAACCGCCAAAGTAATTCATTTTGATCCGGAACACGATTACGAGGACAATACGCCCATACCATATCCAACATACTATTGGGATTGTTCAACCACCCAGAGCCAGATCGGATCGAATAAGTTCACCGTTGCCGATCTCAACACCTCCGAAGGTAAGTTCGATTCTAAATGCCTGGAGTTCGGTAGCAGCGGAACACATAGACCCGCCGTTTTACAGGATGCCGTTCCCTTAGTAGGCTGCTATACGTGGAGCTTTTATTTTAAAAGCAAAAGAACCGGATCAGACTGGGGAGCATTGCTCAAAAG